ATTCACGACGTGCGCAGCCTGTACGACTTCAATTATGATAAGAAGTTGTACATTCCTATGACTCGTTTCTTGAGGACCCTCAAGAAGGTTGAGACAGTAGTGAAAGTAGTCAAGCGCGTTTATGTAACACGTAAAGTCAGAGTAGGAAAGATCATCAAACCTGTGGTTAATCAATTCCTTACCGCAGATGAACTTGAAGAGGCTTTGCTCGCAGGACCTGGTGTTGATGATACGTACTTCGGGAGGCCAGCGGCACCCTCTTTGGATGACGCCATGAGACAATTTTACTCACCGGAAATCCGAGGAGCGACTGAACGTCTTGTGCAACCATTGATTCGTGATGGTGTCGAAGAAGTCAGTGCCATCTGTCCTTATCAGATTCCTGTGAAGAATCAACACATGATGGAGGAGTTGGCGATTCCTTGGTCAAAGTTCAACGTCATTCCTCACCCTCATCCTATCCATGCTGCCATCAGGCGTCACACTTACAAGCGAGAGTTGCCTAAGTTCATCAAGTCGGATTGCACTTTCTTGGGTATGAAGCCGGAGCATTTTGCTATGGTCAAATCTGCCGTCGATTCTTTATACGGAGTAGATCATTACAAGCTCACTCTTGTCAACCCTATTGTGGACTTCAAGGATATCGGGCGTTACGCCGGAACGAGTACCGTCCCAGACGGAGTTTGGCACTTGCCACGCATTACGACACCCATGGTCTTTTGCGATGAAAGTGGTCATTACCTATCTCCAGAGTTCATGATCAAGATGAAAGAGGATAACCCAGAAGTGGTCTGCATCGGCATGTCCAACATTTTTCCTTTGTTGGCGACGGAGTTCAATCAGTCGCCGAACCCTGATTTCGCAGATTGGCGAGTGCAGCAAGGTAAGAATGGACCTGTGTTGATTTACATTCCCGAAGGAGATGAGGGTGGCAAGTATGAACAGCCGTTTGATCCTACTATGACATTGATTAGTTCTGTGACTGATGCTTACGGCAAGGTGACTTGGAACGGCGGTGTTGTTTTCAAGAAAGGTCATCTGCGATTGCAAATGTTCTACAGCTATCATGTTGCCAGACCCGAATATATCGTTGAACGAGAGTACGCTATGATGCCCCTGCCGAGAGTTTTCCGAGGTCAACCAGCAACCTGTCCGATTCGTGTTGACCATTACGTCAAGATGTTCCAGTATGCGAAAGTCTTGCCAAACGACAAACCAGAGAACCAATGGGGAAAAATGAGGCAGTTCATGACTGATGAGCACGTTTATTTCCCGGTCGGCGATCAAGCGTGGCTGATCAAAGTGGTTTTACATGCCGCTAAGATAGTAGCCACGGCCGACTTACAATCAAAATCTTACGATAGTCTCAAAGGCGAGCTGTTCTACAAAACCATTGGCCACATTATCCGATTCTCAGACAAGACTTGGAAGACGCGTTATGCCAATCGCAATCGAGCTTTAGTCAATCATCGTGATCCCGTGTATGTTTTTCCGGCAATCAATGCTATTGTGCATGACTGCAAGACAGGAAGGGGTTACGGGATTTCATGGGAGGTTGGTGCTGATCCAGGCGCTAACTTCTGGCATAAGTTCTGTAATTGGATTGACAGTTGGGCTGTGAAGCTAGGTTCAAAAGCTATGGACATGTCCCCAAAAATTGAGGGTGGTCTATTGCGTTTCCCTTTCTTAGCTAACACCAACTGGAATCGTCGCGTATGGGGAGTCGAGTTCGTTCAGGCTTCTCAAACGAAGCATTTCCTGGAAGTTTACGAGAATCGTGTGAAAGACATCGCCACCCCAAATGGCATAGTGGTCGAAAGTCATTTGATGGATTACAAGGATCCTAAGAGACCGAAGCTGCTGGATAGGAGATTGCCACCTCAGGATTGGCATGTTTTGAAACCTCTGCTGGGGAGTCTGGAGTCATTGCCCGAGGAGGAGGAGCCAAGTGAAGAGAGTTCGCTTTACACAAATACCCCGATCGCTGATTCAGATGAAGAGTCTAGTGTCGCTAGTTCAGAAGATTTATCCTCTGGCAATTCCACTGTTGTTGACAGTGAGGCTGACACGACGGACGGAAAACCCAAATTGTTTGATTCTCCTGAGCTGAAAGTCCTGAATGTGCGGCGAC